ACAATACACGTACTTGAGTATAAGGTGGAATAATTACAGGTATCCAGTTTTCAGGACCCATAGTCGGCCTAGGTTCACCGTGTCCCGTGCCTACAAGATTACCAGCAATTTGTAAACCGTTTAATTCTATGAGTACCACAGAGTCGTCCCCATCAGCACTACTCTGCATATATTGAACCATGATCTTAGAGTCTATGGTTTCATTGCCTGTAGTGAAATCTAATGCAACCACATTACTAGCGTCAACAGTTACCGTACCGCTATACGCATAAACAAATTGTCCAACGTAATTAAGACTTAAACCTGTCGAGGCAGTATATTGCGGCCCATAATCAACGCCTTCAGGCATTGTTTATTTACTCGAATGTGATCGTGCAGCTCGAATCGATAGTTGCGGCAGTTGTTACTGCTACCTGGATATCCAGGGTATTACCAGATGTTACACCCAGTGCGGTCTTTTCCTGGACAACACAGTTTGCTACTCCAGTTCCACCACTTGCGGCCTGAGCGACTGCAGGTCCCATAAAGGTTGCATCTCCTTCCTGGAGTGCCGTTCCTGTGAGTTTAAATCCTGAACAGAAATCTGCACCAGTTGCCACGCTACTAACTCCCATTGATATAGAAGATATTTGCGATACTCCGCTTGGTACAACCAAACTTAGACCAGAACTTGCGAACTGGTTATTCATGCTTTGGAAACTTGTGGTTGCGCTCAACCCAGCTTCCGTACGTGTCACTACTATTGCCATATTTTTACACTCCGAAAGGGTCCATCATAGGGCTAGCTCTGACCTTTATAGGCCCCAAACTGGCGAGAACGGGTGATCCCCTTGAAAAAGAACGTACTGCAGCCTTGGCCAAAAATGCCCCAACCAAAACTTTCGTGATGGCTTGCTTATTGGATTTGGCTGATTTTGAAATGGTAGTCAAACCTGTGTTAAGATCCCCTGCCAGAAAAGACTTCATAGCTGAACCAGCATTTGTTTGCTCTAGGAGTGCCAAAGCGGCCCCCGTTTCTATTACATTTATTCCGAAACTACGAGAAGGTTTCCTTCTGGCTCGGGTGCGTCTTCGTACCATGCCCCTCTTAGGGGAATTACCTATTTAACAGTTAATGCAATAAGCGCTGATGTTCTTTTTGGATAACCCACAGTGCGATCATACCGCATTCTTCGCACTTTTCCGCCTTGGGAAGGTTCTGTTTACGGCATTTGGGGTCATCACAATCCCAATAATTACGGTATTCATCGAAAACTGCTAAAGGTTCGTAGGCAGTTAGCGCTATATTTACAACGTGCGACCTTGTGCCCTTATTCTTCTCCAGGTATCTGTCTATCAGATCAGAAAGTTTGCGGTCCATACTGATAGATACGGGAATAACTCCGCGTCTTTTCCTACCCACGACTAATCCACACTCGACGGCACTCGGTGCAATACATGAAAGGGTCTCCCACAACATCCTTCACGTATCTTAACTGCTTATTGCACTCTTCACAGATCATAGTCTCTCCAAAAATTCACTATAGCATTTACCACAAGGCCGAAACTCATCGTTCTTAGTTGTTCTACATCTTTTACAAACCATTTTATCTCTCCATTCATTACCACTACAAACAACTATATAATATTATACTTGTATTTAGAATGTATAAGAAACACTATATAATAATATAATAACTAGAGTACTACATACCTATATTATATATATAATAGTAAAAAACTATTACTTTAGGCCTAACTTAACTCTGTTTTGGGGCTGTTTTACCCCTACTTCAGGGTTGTTTTGGGTGTTTATGAGCCTTTCTAAGCCGCTTCTTTTCATTAACATCTCCGCAACCAACCCCATGATAGGGTTATCTTTTGTTATTGCATTGATTGTACTTTGGCCCGTGGCCTCGTCCATTTTTTTAGATGCTGCACCCAGGGAACCAAAAAAAGAAGATTGGAAAGTTTCAAGCATTCCGTGGGTTCGTTCTTCTATCTCATCTACAATCGGTTCCAAGATTATTAAGAGATCCTCATCACTCTCGGATGATTTCGCCCACTCAACCCACTTATCCTTACTCAGTTTGGCGATGTAATGACTTATTCCAAAATAGAATAATGACCAGGCGATAAAGTAAAACAATAGTTCTAATGCTGAAATAACCACTACAGGCCAAGACCTTCTTTAGCCCTTGTCAATGCAGTTTTCTTAGCGTAGGTCGGACGTACTACAATACTTTTGAAAGCAGGTTTGGTTATCTCGGCATCCTGAGCCAATTTCAATAATGCAATTACCGCGCCTAAATTCATTTCTTATATTCCTCTATTGCTGCAAATAGTGCCCCACCTATACCTAATTGACTTTCTTTTCTTTCTAATCTCTGTTCGGGTGTTGGGTATAATGTTTGTAAAAGGGTTGATGCGTCAGGATCTAAAGCAAGTGCACCCTGAGTCAAAAGAATATCGATATTTTTGGCACCCTCTGCTGATAATTGACCTTTCAGACCCAATAAAGTTAGTATGGAATCTTTTAAACTGAATGTTGGGAGTTTAATTTGTTTTGCCAAAAAGAAAAAGCCAACTGCAGCCGCAACGATAAAAATAACGCTACTGTTTCGTGAACCTGTAAAACGTCTGATAGTAATCGCCCTATTGTGGCGATTAACGGCCTCCAATTCTCCTTGGTTTACTTTCTTGAGTGTGTAACCGTCTGGAACTAATGCATAGGGCATTTAGCGCCTCTTCTTTCTGCCTGCAGGCGTTTTCCTGAACGCTACTGCCATTTTCTTAAGATTTAGTTTACCGTTACGATATCGGAAACGTGGCTTCTTTGAATTCGCTTTAACGTATTTATTCCAGGCGCTTAGTTTACGCTTTGGTTTTCTATGCTTGATTGCTGGCATCAGACTGGGGCCAGTGTCAAAACCTAAACTGGTGCCGCACTCTGGACAATACTTCATTGGCATTACTGCACCTCTTTCCCTTCCAGGACAACCGTCATTGATCCGTTAGGACCTATTGCGATTAGTTTCATTCCTGTATTGGGTGGTATAGTATAGTATAAGTTTGGGAATTGGGGCCCGATCCCGCCAACACTGATAATAAATTTGCTAACGTGGAGGGCTTCTTCATTGCCCTGAAGAGACCAGGACAACACATCACCTGCAGCACATCCGCTATAATCGAATGAGACGTTGGTGACAACTGTGTAGAACCTATTCGGAGAGATAAAGTCCAGCAAGGTCGTGCCGCCTGCAGTTAATGCTTCTTGACCGCTCCAGGCAAACATATGATCCCCAAAGAAGTTGAGACTCGGCCCCGTCGAAAGTGTCATTTGTAAAGTCTACCTGTTAAGGTTGCACCTAGTACTATTGAACCGCCACCACTTAACATTGTAAACAATACACGTACTTGAGTAT